ATTAATAAGAAATTTACTTATTACACAATTGCCAATAGAAATGTTTATGTCCTTCCCGGTGGCACTGATGATTACACATGGTATGCTATGGGTGATACGGATGTAGAATTTCGTTTTACAGAACTTTTGGTTGACCCTGCCAGTCAACCCGGTAAAGGCGGTTTGCAATTTAGAATTGCAATTGACCGTGACTGGTTGCATGAACCAGCCGTTATTAAACTTGCATCAAGCAATGCTCCTCTTTTGAGAATCATTGGTCAACCTATTTTCCGTTCGGCAAACTCTTATGAATATCTTGTAGAAATGCAAGATGGTGATGTTAACTCGTTTATTCCTGTTGAATTGCTTCAACCCGGTAAAACGGCTGTACGTGTTACTTCATTTGTTTCTGACGAGTTAAATACTAAATATGCACCTGACCAATATGGTGAGATGTATAAATTACAAAACTGGGTTGCCAACCATGGTAACAAAGCAGAATTTACGGATAAATTTATTCGTACTGAAATTGCTGCTAGAAAAGAAGGTAGAGGTTTACCTGAAACAGCCAGTTATTCAGTTGGTGGTAAAGCAATGAAAGGTGCTGCTATCTCCAGTGGTTATGTTTACCAAGCAAGAGGTAAAGATAAAGTAACGGGTCAGTCTATTTCTGTTGGTACATTTATTACTAACATTGAAGCACGTTTGGAAGAACGTACTATGATGGATAGAGAGTATGCAATGGAATGGGGTCGTTTACAAAAAACTGTAGATAGTGACACTGGTAGAACGATCAAAATCCCTGCTGGTTGGAGACAACTTGTTAGAGATGGTCACTACATGGAGCACAATGGTAACTTGAGTCTTTCTGACATCCAAGAATTCTTAAACAACATCTTTATTACTCGTAAAGGCTTTAAAGATCGTGAAATTAAGATTGCAACTGGTGAAGGTGGAATTGACTTCTTGAGCCGTCTTATCTTCCAAGAGTTTAGTACAATCGTAACAATTGATACTTTACTTGCGGCTAAACGTGATGATCCTATGGGAGTTCATGAAAATGAACTTGAATATGGTGGTCAGTTTACCAAGTTTAAAGGTAACAATGGTACAACCATTACTCTTGTTTATGATCCAATGAAAGACAATCGTCAATTATTCCCTGAATTAGCTCCGGGTACTAATCGTACTTTAGAGTCATTCTCAATGGATATTTTTGACTTTGGTGTTACGGATCAAACTCCATCTAATGCTGGAATGAAAAACAACCTTTGCATGGTAATGCAAGATGGTGTTGAAGAATTCTATACGGTTTCTAATGTTTATAACTTTGAAACTGGTGCAGAGATTTCTGGTGGAAATGTTTACGGAAATAGCAAAGAGCTTGGTATTTATCGTGCGATGTCTGGTAGCCTCAATTGCTGGGACACTGGTCGAATCGGGAGGATTGAATTCAACCCCGCCGCTTAAATTTAAATAACAATTAAAGTTTTCAGTTAAAATGGTAACAGAAACAAAACAAGAAATAATTAATAAATACTTAAATGGATTAGGTATTTGGTCTTTAAAAAAACAATATGGAATAACTGCTACAACAGTTAAGAATATATTGAAAGAAAACAATGTAAGAGTTAGAGGCTATGATGAATATAATTATCGTAGATTTACCTTAGATGAAACTTGTTTGGATCAGATTGATTCCGAATTAAAAGCCTATTACTTAGGCTTTTTTTTTGCAGATGGTTGTAATTATTACGAAACAAATTATAAGAACAATCTAAACAGGATTACAATAAGAATATTGAATACAGATCGAAATATTTTAGAATCATTTGCAAAAAATCTTTATAAAACAAATAAAGAAGTTACGGTTATTCCTCGCAGCCAAAAAAATGATAAATGGCAAGATATTGCGTCACTAGAAATTCAGTCAAAAAGAATTTCTAAAGCACTTCATGGGTTTGGAGCAACATCTAATAAATCATTAACATTACAATTTCCTACCTGTGTTCCAGATGAATTAATGAATCACTTTTTAAGAGGTTACTTTGATGGTGATGGGTTTATATCTGATTATGAATCAAAACCCGGAAGTAGACCAAGATTTAGTGTGATTGGTAATAAGGAATTCATGGAAGGATTTCAAGAAGTTCTTATAAAGAATACCGGCTTAAATATTAATAAATTAATAACTAAGCCTAAAATTCCAACTATTAGAATTTTGGAATACGGTGGAACAAACGTAGTAAAAACAATTAGAGAATATCTCTATAAAAATGCTACTATTTTTCTTGAAAGAAAGAAACAGCGTTTTGATAAAATAATTTAAGAATTAAGTTTACATGAAAAGTACAACTATTTTATATGTGAGTCCTGTGGAAAGGGTTCCAAGTCAAGGTAGGGACAGACAAGTATATTCGTTTATTGATCCTGCCACAAATCAATTAGTTCAGACTAAAGCAATGAGAAAAACTAGAGAAACTGGTACAGAAGCTGTTTATGCTTTTCAACCATCTTATAGTCAAAACAAATATCTCACTGGTTTAGATGAACGAATTAAAAATCCATTTCAAGATGCATCTATTGATGATTTAATGAATAAATACAATTTGCCTGTTGAATGGAGAAAAGAATTAGAAAAAATTATTACCTTCTCGGAAATAACAAAACAATCTTACTATGAAATTTTACATGGTCAGGTTCCGGGATTTTATACTTCTGCTCTTAATCCTCTTAATTCTATTTTTAAGGCTTCTGGTAAAAAGAGAGAAGAAATTAAAGAAACCACATTTATTGATCGTTTTACGATTACATTATATGATGGTTCTAATCGTTTTACAGATGAAACTCCTAGAGGGGCTTTAGCTATTCAATTGATTAAAAATCACCCTCGTATTGCTCCTGATAAAAAATCTGTAAACCCTGTTGTTCATCATTATTACATTTCTGAAGAAAATGAAGCTGAAATGGAAAAAATGAGAAAACAAGATTTAATCGATGATGCTAATGCAATGAAGTATGATTTGCTTAGAAAGCATCCTGATTACAAAGCATATCAAGTTGCTTCTTTATGTACATCGGTTGATGGTAAGCCGATTGTTAAGGGTACTACTACCAGAGATGGTGTTAAAATTGCATTTAACAATTATCTTGGTGAAGGTAGAGATCAAATGAGAAACATTGATAAATTTATGGAAGTTACAGATCTTCTTAGATCCATTGAAACTAAAGCATATTTTGAGTGCAAATATTTAGTTGCTCAAGGTCTTGCTAACGGTGTTCTTGGAATCAGAGATGGTAGTTTATTTTGGTACAGTAAATCGTTAGATTCTACTAAATACAAATGGACATCTGAAGATAAATTTATTAGTTTCTTAGTTACCGAATATAACACTTATAACCCCGACGAATCTATGCAAAACTATTACCAAGATCTTGTAACAGAGGTTAAGAGTAAGGGTGCATGGATTGAATAATGAATATGGTTATTTCCAGAATGCACTTTGAAATTAAGTTAAGATATAATAAGCTTAATTCAAACCATAAAGAAGATTTTAGAAAGGAGTTATTAGATGATGCTATCAATAAAGCTTCTGACGATTTTGTTGAAATATTTTATTCTGGAAATAATAGGAAGGAATATCAACTTGGTTTTGAGGTAACTCAACAAAGAATTGATATGCTTTCCACGTTGGTGGTTCCAGAAAAATCTTTAACTCCTACATTAGTAAGAACAAATGTTTATAAGGTGTCTACAAACATAACACCAAAGTATAGACATCTTGTAAGAGGTTGGGTTATACCCACAGGATGTTCTTACAAAATTCCAATTACAATAGTTAGGCATAATGATTTAGATCATAAGTTAAAAGATGATAGTCAAAAACCAAGTCTTAAATGGCAAAGGTGTTTAGGATCATTTAAAAATGACGGTTTATATCTTTATACAGATTTTACAATAAGTGATGTTGTAATTGAATATTTAACTAATCCTGTAAAAGTTTTTTCAGGGGGATATGATTCTCTTGAATATTTACAGGGCGATACTACTGCTTACAAAAGTGCTGATCCAATTGTTCATTCAAATTTACCAGAAGCATACCACGATTTATTAGTTGATATGACGGTACAATATTTAAGTAGAATATTTGGTGATGTTGAAAAATTTAACCTTCAAAAAGAAGGTATTTTATCCAAAATATAATTATGATTAAAAAAACTAACAAACTTCCGATGGAGACAGTATTGGTTGCCACTGGTGACCGTGCTCTTGCATCTGGAGTATTCACAACTACAGGTAATTCTGTAAACATTCTTGATGGTCAGTTAGGTGTAATGTCCTACGATCAGAATAGTTCTGTTAAGGGTGTTGGTGCTTATCTTGCTTCTGGCGATGATTCCAATGAAGTTCAGGCTATTAAGATTGTACAGGGTACTCCTGCTTCGGCAAACACGTTGAATGCTGATGTTTGGGAAGTTGGTGATAAATCGCACGTTGAATCTGGTGTTATCCGTAAAGGTAATATTAAATCTGTTTCTGTTAAGAAATGGGTTCCCGGAACATATGGTGCTGCGGCAATTACTAATTTTCCAACTCCTGCTAATAACACTGATTATTTAATGTATTTAAAACTTGATTCTGTTCGTATGGACAAGGAGTTTAGTACAATGAATGATAATGTTGTTATTGGTAGCTCTGCTGGTATTAATTATACTACAGAAGGTATAGCCAATGCTAAGGACTATGTTTTGTCCAATGTATTGGCTCAATTAAATAGTCAATCGAGAGCTGTAACTAAAAATGGTTTAAAAGGTCGCCAACCTTTTGTTGTTTTTGGTGTTAAGGTTGGTGGTGGTTCTGGTCAAGTAATTGGTACAATTACTCCTACAACGGTACTCACATTCCAAACGATTAACGGTGTTGCTCAAACATTAACCAGTTCTGTGCAATTGGTTTCTGCTTTAGCAAGACTTGTTCAGGATAATGCTGACCTTACGGCAACATCCACAATTGAGAATGTTAATTTGGCTACTGCCGGTGCTGCTGCTAAAATTGATGCTCTTATTATTGTTGGCTTGCCTGAAAGACCTGCTGCTATTTACGACAATGTTGCAGAGAGTTATGTAAGAGTAATTCCAAATCCTGCTAAGGGTTTTATTGCTGGTGTAGATCCAACCATCACTTTTTGTAATCCTGTTGAACCTGCTAATACTGGTGCTAAATGGAGCATTCTTGATGATCTTCGTGCTAGAGTACAAACACATACAATGCAAGTTCAACCGTTTAATGATTGGTTTGCACTTGGTAAAAGTTATGTAAATCCTGCAAAGAATTATACATCTTATACCATTGATTATTTTGATACAGAATCGGTTCTTACCAATGCAACAGTGGTTAGTCCTAAAAAAGTAACACTTTTATTTCCTGCTGAAGTTCCTTCGAGTTTCACGGTAAATGTAAATAATGTTATCACTCGTATTGCTGCTGGTTCTACTCCAGTTCCTACAGTTACATCAAATGATGCTGGAACGGGTACTGCTTCAGCTACTCAAGTTGCTTCAGTTGAAGCAATTTTAACTGCTTGGCTTGAACACGCAAGAACTACTGGTACTAATTTCACTGTTACAGGTGATGCTGTTGCCGGTGGTACTTACTTATCTTAATTTATAAAAATTTATAATCTGATCCAAGCATGGCCTATATGGTTGTGCTTGGATTTTTTAATTTACACAAATGGCTAAAGAATTAATAATCCCTGATAATATTGGGAAAACACGAGTAACCAGTCAATTCGGGCCTAATCCTGTCACAGGTGGATCTGCTTCAAATGAAGGAACCGATGTGAGAAAATTAGTACAAGAATGGATTGATAATGGTGACTTAGATACTGGTGCTGGAGGTTCTCCCGGCTCTGGTAATTTAAGTTTAGGAACTATTACAAGTACAGGAGTACCGATTCTAATTGATACTGGTACTGATGTAACTTTACCAGCAGCTACTACATCTTTGGCCGGTGTTTTAACTGCTACTGATAAAACAAAATTAGACAATCTTACAAATTATAGTCACCCTAATCATTCTGGTGACGTTGCTTCTGTTGGTGATGGTGTAACTACGATTCAACCTAATGCTGTAACAACTACTAAAATTGCTAATGGTGCTGTTACCGATGCTAAAGTTGCTGCTGGTATTGATGCTATTAAAATTGGTGGTGGTGCAGTATCTAATTCTGAATATGGTTTTTTAGATGGTGTTACAAGCAGTATTCAAACACAATTAAATTCAAAACAAGTTAATATACAGTATCAGGATGAGGGGGTTAATTTAGGTACATCTGGAACAGCAGATACTATTAATTTTGTTGGTTCTAATGTAACTGTTACAAGAGTTGGTTCTGTCATTACAGTAACTATCTCTGGTTCTGGTTCAGGATTAACAGATGGGGATAAAGGTGATATTGTTGTATCTGGTTCTGGCACAGTATTTACTATTGATACTGCTTCAGTAAGTAATAGTAAATTGGCTAATATGGCAGCCTTTACATTTAAAGGTAATAATACTAATGCATCTGCTGTACCTACCGATTTAACTGCCGCCCAAGTAAAAACAGTATTAGCGTACTTGGCTTCTGAAATCACTAATACACCATCAGGTAATATTGCCGCCACTACTTTACAAGCAGCAATAAATGAGCTGGATACTGAAAAACAAACCAACATTACTTTCCAAGACGAAGGTTCTGCTTTAGGAACATCTGGTACTGTAGATACTATTAATGTAACTGGATCGGGTGCTACTGCAAGTAGGGTTGGTAATGTTGTTACTATTAATGTACCCGGAGGTAGTTCACTTACTACTGTTACGGCTGGTTCTGCAAGAGTAACATACATTCCTTTAACTGGAACACCAGTTGTTTCTTTTAGTAAATCTGCTGGTGTAGCTACTTTAGGTGTTACGGGTGGTACTATTAAACTAATTGAAGTATTTGATAATTTACAAGTTGCTGATGTTGTATCTAATAGTATTAGATATGATTTTGTAGGAACCGGCGCAAACAAGTTTGATGCTTACCCTACTGTTATTAAATATACTGTTAACTCTGCAACACCAACAGTAGTTAATTTAGGAGATATTGGCGATCAACAAGATACGGATAATACTCCCCCGGCATTGTTTGGAGATTTTGTTTTAACTGGTCAAGGCAGTATGTCTGCAAGAACAAGCAACATTACTGCTCAAATCTATATGAAATTCACATGGACACAAAAATAAAACTTTTAATTTTTTTACTTTTTACTTGTTTATCTGTATTTGGACAAGAGCCACCACTTAATCTTGCTGTAAGATTGCAGATCACCTCTGCTGTGGGCAGTGATCCTTACACAGTAACAGGTATTGTATCTGATGATTTGTCAAGATTTATTGCTGATGATATTCAGGTTGGTGATTCACTTTATGTTTTAGATGGTTCTTTTGTTTATGTTTTAGGGATTACTTCTATTACTTCTGTTGTTGGCCCTACAATAGTATTTGTTGCAAATGATCCTAATGATGCTGGTATTTCTTTACCAACAGGACAAGCAGCAATTATTAGACCAACATTAAATTATAAATTACCAACTTATATATCTGGTCTTAGAGATGATTTAAGGTCGGCTATTATGAATAGGCAAGCACAACTTATAGATAATATTAGTGGTGGTGGTGTAGCATCTATTACAGATTTTATATCTGCTGGTCAAGGCGTTCCACCTTCTGCATTAGCGTCATCTAATGGTGGTGAAACATGGAGAAATATGACTACTGGTGAATTATGGAGATCAGATGGTGGTAGATGGCATCCTTTTGTCTATGATGGTAAGGAGTGTCAAGATACTGTATTAGTATCTGCTATTACTGTTCAATCTGGTGGTTCTGTAACCACTGGTTCTCCTTTAGTAAAATCTTCTTTAGGTGTATGGGAACATATGTACAATCATCCATCTGGTAATAACTTAATTCCTGATGGTGTTGTTACAGATATTATTACAGGCCCAAAAGCAATCATCCAATATTGTGGTGTAAGAAAAGGTTCTGGTGCTACTCCTAATACTTCTTATTATGTAGATCAAACAGTATCTACAGGTTTTACTACTACTAAACCAACAACTAATATTAGACCTTTGGGTAAAGTAGCTAGTAATGGTGATTTTATTATTAATGCTGGTTTACTGTTTAGTAGAGATAATACTAATGCTAGTAATGGTGTTTCAACTGATGGAACCAATATTCAGTTAGGTAATAATGTTGGTTCATCATCAGCACAACTAACAAGTGAACGATATATACCAACAAACAATAAGTCTTTAAAAATTGGCTCAAATGACAGCAAAACATTTGTTCAAATTACAGGCGACAGTACAAACAGTGTTGGTATTT